GCGTTGGACGCCAGCTGGTAGACGAACGGGTTGCGCGTGTTGTCGTTGCGCAGGTCGCTCGCGAAGCCCTGGGCCGCCGTGGCCGAGGTGGGAGACGGGGCGACCTGCACCCACAGCATCCGGTCAATGACCTGCTTGAAGACGTTCGGCATTTGTCGGGCTCCTGCGTGGGCTGCGGGCTATCAGGTGATGCGCGCGCGATGCGCGTCCGCCCACGCGCTGAGGTTGGTCTGATTGATGATCATCGAGCCGTTTCGGCCGTCGATGTTGGTCAGGCCGGTCACGGTGGTGAGGGTGCCGGCGGTGATGTTGCTGACCGTGCTGACCGTGCTGACCGTGGTGACCGTGCTCACGGTGGTCACGGTGCCGCTCTCGATCACCGCCGTGCTGCGCTGGCGCCCGAGGCTGCGGTCGTAGCCCGCCGGGCTGAGCAGCACCGACAGGATGCGCTGCAGCAGCGACGTGGCGCCGCTCGTCTCCTGCGTTGGCAGCGGGTTGGCGTCGCCGACATCGGTCGCCGTCTTGGCGTCATCCGCGCCCGCGAACGTGAGCAGGCCGACGGCCTGGGCCTGGGCAGTCTCGCCGGAGTACAAGGTCTCGCGCGTGGCGACCTTGCCTGAGGCTGCTGGTAGGCTGACGTTGTCGGGCATGGCGTCCTCAGAAGGTGATTGTCACGCGCGGACGGGCGCTCGTGGCGGTGATGTCGATGGCGGTGGCGGCGGAGAGGGTCGGCACTGGCGCGCTGCCGCTGAACGGGCTGAAGATCCGCCCGCGCTCGAACAACGAGAGCACATTCTCCGGCTTCGCAGACAGCCACGCCATCTGCTCCACACTGAGCGCTAGGCCCGAGCCCGCCAGCAGCAGGGCGTGATCGGTGTTGTTGGTGCCGCCGCCTACATAGACCCTGTCCCAGGCCACCAGCGCGCCGACGTCCGTTGCGTCTACGGTGCCCACTGACCCGTTGCACGCGATGCGGTGCGAGTTCGACGCCAGCGACTGCGCCACCACGACCAGAGGGACGCCGAGGGCCGCCCCGCCGGGGACGTTCGCCGACCCTCCGCCAGTGGTTCCAAAGTTGTTGCGGGCAGAAACCGAAACAAACGTGCTTGATCCGCCGCCAACAAACCAGTTCGAGCCGCCTATTCCGCCATTGGCGGTGAAACCGGCAAAGACCCCGTTGTTTGCTGTGTCGCGAGCGACGCCGATCCAAGCCATGACCAGCGGGTAGCGAACAGCGAACTGCGGCGTACCAGCTGCAACCGACCCTGCCGCAGTCAGATACGAAGCACGGGCGCCACGCACCAGCGTTGACACGCCGGGCAGCGTGATGCGACCGCTACCACCAGCAAGGTCGTGCGCCCCCTCGCCGAACAGGTACGCGACCTGGAACGCCTGGGCGAGCGCCGTGTCGCGGCGCAGCCGCAGGGGACCGTAGCGCCGGGTGGCGATCAGCGGCATGTGCTACCCGATGTCGGCCGAGAAGCGCTGCGCGCCAGTGACCGCGGCTGAGGTCGAGAAGCCGCGGATGTCCACGCCGCCGCCCTGGCGCGGCCACGTCGTTCCGGCATCGGTGCTGCCCTCGATCTGCAGGGCCACGTTCAGCGTTGCGCTGCTGGCCGGCGTGATTGTCACGAGAAGATCTGCGCCAAGCCACAGGTCGGCTCCAGCGCTGTTGTCTTGGACTGTTCCCGTCGTCCAAGCCGTGGTACTGCTAGCAATGCCGGTCTGGTTGTAGACGGTAGCTTCGGTCGAGTAGACGAGGGCGCCCGTGTTGTCGAACTTCCAGCGGCGCGCGGTGATCGTGACATCGACGTTGACGCCGGACTGGTTGTTGATGCTCAGGCGCCAGTTGCGCGGCAGACTGCTCATGCCTGCACTCCCTCAAGAGCGGCGGCAACTTGCTGCCAAGTGATTGGGTCAGGTCTTACTCCAATGGTTTTCAGAGCAGACACCTCGTCCACAGTCAGAACACCGAGGCTGAGAAACTGATCAAGCATGCCGCGCAGCGCGGCGCTGCCAAAGTCCAGGCCCTCTCCGCCGAGGAAGGCAAGCTGCCTGCGAAGCAGCGAGCCCAGCACGCGCTGAGACTGGTCGGCCGACGCCAGCATCGTGTCGCGGGCCCCTTCCAGCTTCAGCATGATGGTTTCCGCAGTCAGCGGCCCGACCAGTTCGGCCAGCCCGCGCGCGCTGGTCATGCGCGAAAACACTCGCGTGCGGCCAACCGACAGCACCCATGCAATTGCAGCGACGTTGCCGGTCTCGAGGTGAGCGTCAATAGCCTCAACCTCTGGATCGTTCAGCATGCGCCCGGCCAGCGTCTCAAGCGCGGAGCGTTGTCCTGGTGTCATTGTGTCCTCACTGAATGCGCCGGCCGAGCCTCGCGCGCCACGAAGCGCGTGCGGCCTGCAGACAGCGCGGCCACCAACGCGTCAACGTCACGCGCGTCGGCCAGCGCCTGCAGCGCCGGGTCGGCGGCGATGGCCGCCTTGATCTGGTCCACGGTCATGCTCACGCTCACCTCACCATGTAGCTCTGCGCGACCGTGATCCGGTGCTCTGGACGCCGAAACCGCGGCCGGCCGGCCATTCGCAGGGCCGTCTCGACGAGTTCGACGCACTGCCAGCGGCGCGGCTTGTCGAGCGGCTCGCGCAGGACGAACCCGGCGATCGCGCCATAGTCGTAGCCCGAGCCGATCTGCTCGCGCGCCCAGGCGATGGCTGCGGCCGGCTCGGGCACGTCGACGCGAACGCGGGTGTGCGCGCTGTAGCGGGCCATGAACTCGTCGGCCGGCGTCTCGACCACGCCCGCAAACGCCCGCGCCTCGATGACCGTGCCGTCGTCGGTGAGCAGGCCGCAGTGGCTCCACTGGTCCCACCAGGACGACGCCCGGATCAGCCAGGCTCCGACGGTGCGGCTGCGGGAGTAGATGACGTGGAGGTGCGGGCTCATGCTCGCGGGGCGTGGAGGGGTCAGGCGTTCGGCGCGGTCAGCGTCTTGCTGGTGATCGTGACGGTCTGGCCGCTGTTGATGCTGGCGTTGTCGAGCGCCAAGTCCTGGCTGAACGTGATGCTGGCTGCGCTGCTCACGCCGGCCGTGCTGGTGAGGCTCAGCGTGACCGTGGTGGCCGTGACGGCCACGACCGTGCTGCCGCTGACGATGCCGGTGCCGGCCACGTTCATGCCGGCGGTCACGCCGGTGGTGCTGGTAAACGTGAGCACGTTGCCGTTCGCCGCCGTGCTGGCGCTGGTGCTCAGCACCACGTTGGCGCCGGCGGTGCCCTGCTCGTGGCAGGTGGTTCCGGCGTTGTCGACGATGCGGTAGTAGCCCGCGGTGCCGCTGGCGGCGGCGGTGGTCTGCCAGGTGCCGCTCAGCGCTTTCGCGCCCGCCGATGCGGCTGCCGCCCAGTCGGCCGGCAGCGCGATGTTGACCAGCAGCGTGCCGGTCTCGGCCGCCGCAGGGTTGGCCGGCATGGTGCCGGTCAGGATGCGCAGGCGAGGCGCAGCGGCAGTGCCTGTGAGGCTGCCGCCGGTGCCGGTGCCGCCGGCAACGGTCTGGCCGTTGACGGTGCACTCGTATGACTCAAGCATGCCGTTGCGGACGGCGGTAGAAAACTGGATCGTCACTGGATGCCTCCGGGGAGGTTGTCGGTGGGGTCGGCGTCGTCAGGTCCGTCGCCGTTTTCGTCGTCGGTCTCGTCGTCGGCGCCCGATTCGGTCATCGGAGCCGCGCGCCCGGATGCCGGGGCCACAGGCGCAACGACGGGCGCCTCAAGCCCGGCCTCGACGCGCTCGTCGACCTCGCGCGCGCGCTGGCGGTGCTTCGTCTCCCAGTCGCCGCCGTCGTAGGCCACGATCTCCTCGGCCAGGGTCGTGATCCCGAGCTCCATGCGACGGCCGGCGGCGTTGGCCTCCTTGAGCGGGTCGATGGCGCCGGGGCCGTCGCCGCTCCAGGTGCTGCCGCACCAGGCGGCGCGGACAAAGGGGTCGGCGAAGAACCCGGGGGCGGCGATGCGGCCAGCCGCCACCTCGTCGGCCAGCCACTCCTCGTAGACCGGCTGGCACAGCTTGGCCGCGAGCCAGCCACGGCGGATGCTGAAGGTGCGCCACGCGTCGAGCAGCGCCGCCCGCGCGGCGCTGTAGCTGCTCTGGAAGCTCTTGGACAGCACCTCGGCCGGTATCGACAGGCCGATGCCCACGAAGCGGATGAACGCCTGCATGAACGGGTCGAAGTTCGGATTCGGCCGCCCGAGCGGAGGGCTGTCGATCGACTCACCGGGCAGCAGGTTGATTGCAGAGCCGGACTTGAGCGTGCCGTCCCACCGCGTGGCGCTGCCGACGATGTTGGACTGGGCGGTCTCGTCGAACAGCTCCTGGAACGCGTCGGGGTCCATCTTCACGAACACCGCCATCGCGGCAGCGTTGACGGCTGCGTCGATCTCCGCCTCGCTGTAGCGCGTCATCTGCTTGAGCGTGCCGATGATGGGCGCGAGCGCCGGCACGCCGCGGCTCTGGCCGGGGCGGAGCTTGCGCTTGAGGTGCAGCACGTTGCGCCGGCCGCTGCGCCCGCGCATCGGCACGCGCTGCCACTCGGCGCCGGCCAGGCTGTGGATGCTGCCTGGGTGCTTGGAGCACACGTGCACGGCGACCGCGGCGCCGGAGTCGTCGCGCTCGATGCCGGCGGTGAGCGTGGGCGTGTCGCCGGCGCCCAGCGGATTGCTGACGCGGTCGGCCTCGATGAGTTGCAGCGCGAGCCGGAATGGCCAGTTGGGCTGCGGCGAAGACTGCGCCAGCACGACGAACGCGTCGCCGCTTTCAAGCTGGGTGCGCAGCGCCAGATCCTGCAGCTCGGCGAAGGTGCTCTCGCGCGCGGCGTCGCAGAGCTCTGAGCCGGCCCACAGGCGCCAGCGGCGCTCGGTGTCGGCCTGCCAGGCGGCGGCGGCGTCGTCGTCCATGCCGAGGGCAGCAGCGTCGATGCGGCTCTGCAGCACGAGACCGCTGCCGACGATGTGCGTGACCTGCGTCTCCTGCGCACCGGCGGCGAGGGGGCTGTTGCGCACCAGGTCGCGGCTGCGGGCGCGCAGCTCACGCAGGTCGCGCACGATGTCCATGTCGGCGTCGCGGTTGCCCGGCGCCCAGTACGCGAATCGGTCGCTGTAGGCTGCGCTGCCGTAGCCGCCGAAGCCGGAGTCGGCCTGCGAAGCGGTGATCGGCAGGCGCTGCAGGCCGATGGCCGCAAGGCCGCGCTCGAGCATGCGGGACAACGGCCCCAGGCGGCCGGGAGCGGCGGCAGGAGCCGGAACGCGTGGCGCGGCGAATCGAGGCGGACGGCGCGGGCGCGTGGCCATGCGCGTGCTCAGAACGTGGGCCGCGGCACGATGGCGCGGCGCGACGAGCGGCTCAGATCCTTGACGCGCTGCTCCCAGATCTGGATGCCGTCGCGGATCTCGCGGAGGTTGGCGCGCTTGAGGCGGCGCCCGGCGATCTCGTACTCCTGTCCGCCGAGCACGGCGAGCTCGGCGGCGAGGTACGCGTCCAGACGCGCCTGCGCCTGGGCAAGGGTGATGCCGGCCATGCGGCATGGTGCGCAACCGCGGCGAGCCGCATAACGGGGGGTTTTGAGACGTGCGGGCTACCGGCGCTTGAGCGCGCGGTACAGCGTGGCGCGGCTGACGCCGTGCGCCTGGCTGATCTCGGGCAGAGGGCGGCCGTCGATGTAGTCGGAGATGGCGGCCACGGCCGCCTTGCGGGGCCGCCCGCCGGCAGCGCCGACGCCGTCGGCGGCGCAGGTCTTGGCGATGTAGTCGACGCGCTGCCCGCCCCACTCGGCCCGCGCGGCGCGCTCGCAGCGCAGCGCCAGGTCTTCGGTGATCGCCGCCTCGTTGGCCATCATCCAGTCGATGACCCAGCGGATGACGTCAGGTCGGCGCATCAGCCGCTGCCTCCGAAGCGCCCGCCGCCGCCGAGCTGGATTCGGCCACGCGCCAGCGATGGGCCGATCACGGGCGCTGGACGCCGCGGCGCGGGCGATGCCGTGGCAGGCGCGGCCGCGGTCGGTTGCTCGAGCGGCTGGTCGTCGGCATCGGCATCGACTGACGCGCCTGCCGGCGCGCGCAGCGCCTTGCGCAGGCGCTGGCCAGGGAGGTCTGCAAGGCGACGCGCGGCGAGGGCGTAGACGAGGCAGTCGAGCGCCTCGTTCCGGGGGCGCAGCTGCACCCACTCCAGTACCGGCCGGCTGCCGCGCAGGCGGCGCTGCAGGCGCTCCGCAGCGAGCTGCGCCATGTACTCGTCGTCGATGCCGG